ATTGTCAGTCTAAGGATCATTTTACAAATGGTTGTTCCACACTTCCTAAAGGTTGGAAGAAAATTCCTGCTGAGAAATGGAACATAATGTCATCTGCTGAAAAGCGAAAAGTGCATTATGATAATTCTAAGCTTCTTCCTTCCTATAAACCTCAATCTTTATCGAAACATAAACCTATTTTAGGAAGTGCTCGTTATCATGATAATTTGATTCCGATTTTTAATCCAAATGCTGGAAATTCAGGTGTTGATCCTGAATTCTGGGGGACAATGTTGTGTGCATCTCAGGATAAAATTCAGTATGTGTGGATAACGGAACATCAACTTTTAAAGGGTGTTTATTATCGTGGTAATGATAATAAGGTTTATCTTTTACCGCCAAAAGAAAAGTGGACAGTTTTAGGTGTTGGAAATGTTTCCCAATGTCGAATTCCAAAAGGTGAGCTTAAAGCTATCCCTTCTGTTCCCCATCTTAATGTTATGGGACCACAGGTTGGAAATGGTTTTTCAAGCCTTTACATTGGTTTGAATCCTTTGACTATGCAGCGGGAGTTTTGTGATACTCCGTATTCATGGTCTGGTAAAGCTGAGGATGATGTTATTCATTCGGCTTCGACCGCCAACTTTTCTTGTGGGTCTTTTCTTTATGACTCCGAATTAGATGCTGCTATTGCGGCACATCACGGTACTATTGGACCTGATTCAAAGCTTGGGGAGAACAATTTATGTTCTCCTTTAAAAGCGATGGGTCCACGCCAGTGAAGACCTTTCGTAAAAGTCATGGCACGTACGTCGATATGCGTAAATTTATCGGCGTACAACCATATAAGCATTTGAAGTGCGTTGGAACCCTGCCTGGTTCAGAGATAAAGAACACTCGTTCTTTCTCGCGTAAAACTTCAAAATATGCTAAATTATATGGACAGGTTCACCTGCAGAACCTTATGGATATAGCAGGAGATAGATTCTATGTAGTGAACACAACTGAGTCTAATTATTATAAAACAGTTTCTTCGTGGGATCAAAAACCAAGTTTTACGTACGAAGATGAGATATCATTCCTCTTCGCAAAACAGTTTTTTGATCATTATTATGGCCCTATTATGGATAATTGTATTGCAAACTCTGAGGAGATTTGTGAATTTATCGACTGGAGTAAATCTCCAGGTTGGCCCCATACTTATTTTGGCTTCCGAACTAAGGAGCAGTTAGTACATGCTCTTACTGATACGTTATTTTTTGATCGTGTCGGAACTCCTCCCATCTGGAACGTTGCTGGGAAAGTTGAGTTTAAAGGAATTGACGATATTAAAGAGAATAAAATACGGTTGTTTCAAATACCGTCATTTGAACTCTTATATAGTCAGCTTAAATTTGGAAAGCGGATTTCTCTCCGCCTGAAGGAATTTCATTGGTCAGCTTATGGATTTAATCCATATGCGGGTGGCTTTGAACGTTTAGCCAGACGTCTTTTAAAGAAACCATATCGTGGTTGTTATGATGTCAGTGGTTGGGATAAATTTCTCCCACTCCTTAAAGATATTTACCAAGTTCTTTTGAAACGTGGTAACATCCCTGAGTCTGAGCTTGAAGAGTTCCTCTGGATGGTCACGAATACCTGTGAATTTCTGTTGAAATTGAACAATGGAAATGTAATCTGCAAAGACTACGGTAATGCCTCTGGCAGTGGTTGTACCACTCGTGATAATATCTTTGGCCATATCATTATATTTGCTGCCGGATTGTACGAAGCTTATTTGCTTAAAACTGGTTCAGCGCCCCCTTTATCACTAGTTCATGATCAACTAGTACATTTGTACGGAGATGATAATGTGTATTCAGTAGACGAAGAGTTTTCTCTCATGTGTGATGAGAAATTTCTTGGTGCTCATTTAGGAAAATATGGATTGAAGTTGAAATTCTTCTTTGGTGGTTTGAATGCAGATTTGCACACACTATCCTTTTTAGGAGCATCTTTTAAGTTGAAAGATAATCGTTGGTTGCCATGTTACGATGTTATTCGTATAGCAACAACGATGGTTTATGAGCAGAATGAACTCTCATTAGCCCAGCATCTCGGGAAAGCATTTACGTTGATGGTCATGTCATATCCAACAGACCATTTTTCAGTCTTCTATACTGCGTATGCTAACCTAGTTAACAGTGATATTGTTCAACGAAACTTAGATGACCCAATGATTCGGTCGTATGCCTTTGTTGGTGTACCAGAAATTAGCTCTATAGTTGGTTTCTATACTGGATCAGAGGCGAATACGTTATCGGATTTGATGTTAGATTTTTCATCAAATCCCGTTTACGCTTTCTGAGTTTAGGGGAGATTGGGTTATCTTTTACCCCGAAAAATCTTTATGGAGGTTCCTAAAACCGGCCCGGTTTAAAAGATTTCATGGCTACTGTTATGACAAAAAAAGAATTTATGGCTCTATCTAAAGCTGATAGAACCAAGGCGGTTAAAAAGTCTCAGAGAAAACCTCGGAGGCCACGCCAACAACGCCAAAGGCAAGGCGTACAAATGCCTGGACCCGCCAGAAATGGAAATGGTAGACGGAAGGGTCAAAGAAGACAGCGTGGTGGAAATAATACCAACGCTGGTAATACTCGGGATTTCCGTATTCCAATTGACGAGGATATTGGAAACCTTAATGGTTCAACCGGTTTTCTTACCGGAACATATGCTCTCAATCCTGGAAATCCTGCACTCTTCCCTTTCGCTAGTAGAATTGCACAAAACTACGAAAGGTATGAATTTGAATCGCTTATTTTCCATTATAAACCAAGTGTTTCTGGGTTTTCCACACAAGGTCAACAAGGTTTTGTTGGCATTTGTGCTACTATGGATATTGCTCAAGCACAACCAAATTCACAACAACAAGCTGATATCATGTATCATTCTCCTGTTGTTGAGACTTCCTTCCCAACCAATTTAAAACTTCCAAAATCTTTTCTCCAGTGTAAATCAGTTCGAGAAAAGTTTTTCGTTCGCCAGAATGGAAACATTCCTGGAGGAAATGATCCCCACACTTACGATTGTGGGCAAGTTTTTATCTGGACTAATGGTCAAGCAAATACGAATCAAGTTGGATTATTTAGAGTTACTGGTTCAGTTAAGTTATCAAATCCAGCTTTGGATTTTGGTGTTACTGCTAGTGCTCTTCCCAACTACACTGTTTCATTGTTTTCAGTTATTAATGCTCCTGCTGCAGCCACTGGAATTCCGTGGTTTGTCCCTTTTACAACTATTAATTTTAATAATCTAAACATCACACAGGATGGAACTAGTTCTGTTTTTACACTTCCACCTGGTAATTTTAATGTTGATGTTTCACTTGATACTGATTTAAGTGCCGCTGGTAACGCGGCTGGTCTTTATTGTCAGTACCAGCTATATGTAAATGGACTTGTTACTTCTCCACCTGTTTCTTGCACTTGTCCAATTAGTGCAACTAACACACTTACACTTCATGCTCCGGGATCTATAAATTGGTTTGTTCGTTCAAATGGAGCTACTACTGTTCAACTTCGAACTGTAACCACTTATGGTGCTGGAGCTGCTGACGTTGATGCTATGATTCGTTTTACAGCTATGTAGTAACCTTGATCATGAGGTGAAACACGACCTAAACATGTCGTTAAACTGTTAGGCCCGATGAGGAATTAAACCCATGCATAAAGCTACATGGAGCTCCCAAGGTAACCGTTTGGTCTCAAATTTGAGTGAAAGTGGCTGAAATATTGCCCCCAC